GCAGGAAGGCCGTCTTGCTCGTCTACAACAAATGCATAGAAGCGGGCAGAACTGGCGCCATACCAGCCCCACTCCACCAGATACATGCAGTTCTTAGTGAAATCAATGTTGGCACCGCTATAGCCAGTGCCGTCCATTGGATCGTGATTAAAGCCACTCCGAGGAACGACAACTTCCTTCAGCAAGCCATCACCAGATGAGCGACGGTAGATGATTCGGAAGTCATCTCCTTCGCCACCAGCCCTGATTTGAAAGAAGAAGCCATCTTGGCTGTCACCAATGCCCCATAGCTTCTCGCATGCAGGAAGCTCAGCGAGGCTCATCTGCACGCATACAGACATGCGCATCACGCGCCCTGTTTGATAGCGGAAGCGCTTCCGCGTGCTCAAGCGAGCACGCTGGAAACCACCAGAAGCCTTGGCAAGCTCTACGTTGATGCCACGTCGAGCAATATCGTGACGGAAAGAACCAATGGGAAGCGGGCTGTAGTCAACTGCTACGCGCTCAAGCTGGCTCCATTTGGCACTCTCTTCATCATCTTCTCCACTCTCATTAAGCCCTTGAATTTCCGTGACATACACGTCATCACGAAATGCATAATCGTCTGTGTAGTTAAACAGACTCAGTGCTTCATCAACTCGTGGATTGCCAAGCACATCCACCTTGATTTCAGAAGGCTTCTCAAGATATTTACTAATAATCAGCGGAGTGCCTTCCAGTGGAACCACCACTGGCATGCTCTCCGTCATAGGCGCTTGCCCAACTGGAAATTCACCAGCTTCTTGCAAGACGGCGCCTGCATTGGCGCCGCTTGCAACAACAATGCGCTTTTGACCTACTTCATGGGGAAGCTGGTAATACGTTGCCATGAGCAGTAATTAACAATGTGAAAGGCGATCAGCGCTCGCCCCAAGTGATAGAGCCAGCAACAGTGTTGCCACTCACGGCAATGCTTTCAGCAACCAGCGTGAGCACATCGCCAGACTGTCCAGCATCGTTGGAAATGGGACGAGTGAGGAATTCGCGGTTATAGCGGAACACTTCATTCAGTTCCAGATTTTGACCATCAGCCACGCCAGTGAAGAACGTGGTAACAATCTCGCCGCCAGTAATGCCAGATGCTGTGGTGTTGTATTCAATGGCCGAAAGCTGGGCATTGGAAGTCCAAGCCACACCAGCTTCCTGTGGATCAAGAGTGTTGCCACTCACCACCAAGCCGCTTGCATTCTTCACCAGCGTAAACTTAGTGGGTGATGCAGACGAAAGGTTAAGCATCAAGGGCACCACGCGAAGGATGTTCTTCGTTACAGCACCTTCTGCATTGACAATATTCTCCTTGCAACGAATGGAGAGCAGCGGACGCGGTACGCCAGGATTGATTTGTACGCTGGACGATGCGTGCGAGAAAATATCGTATTTGGTGGCATCACCACCATCCACTTCCACCTTGGTGCCGTAAATCTTCAGGAATACGGCCTGCGCGAGGCTGCCAGTCTTGACAATGCGGAACGTCAGCGGCAGATTCGGATTGCCAAGGCTCGGGAATGGCAGGCGATCACAAGTGTTGATTTGGTGAATGGTCACCCACCGTGCATTCTTCGGTTCAGCACCGCCAGGTAAATTCTCGTCGACTGGCACGAATGCCATCAACTTACATGCCGAACCGCCATACCAGCCCATCTGGATGCGGAACATGGTCACATTGCTCAGGCTCAGCGTATGCACGCTATTGCCCACGCCATCGAGCTTGTCGCCAGTAAATACACTGCGGGGAACAATCTCTTCCATCACGGAAGGATCGTCTGGCAGCAGGCGATAACGATGGTTGAAATAAATCGATGTGGGATCAGTGACGGTGAAATCAGTGGATCCTGCAGGTGCTCCGTGGTTTTGCGGAGTTTCGCCAGAATTGGTACGACGAACGAAGAATAGATCGCTGCCAATAATGCGAACGATATAGCCGTTCTTCTCGTCAAATAAGCCAGCTTCATGCGTCGCATTTACATTGCGAAGCATGCTGATGCCAAAGCTCGCGTCCGTGATGCGACCAGTCTGGTAAGGGAACACCAGACGGCTCTGCATCTGCACCTCCGTAGAGTTAGGTGCGTTGGTGTTGATGAGGAGCTGAGCGCCGCTCTCCTGGGGCAGGTGAGTGACAGTAGCGTGCAAGGGGTTGCCTTCACGATCCTCAGTCAGCTTCCAAAGCTTCGGATCGATGGCAATAATATTAGTGGAATCCCACAGCGCCAAACTGGTCTGCACACGGGGATTACCCAGCAGATCATCATGCACCTCAGAAGGCGCACTCAGATTGTCAAGAATCGGGATGGGAGTTTGGTCGCTAGCCAGTGCAACAGGCAGCGACTGATCCATGGTCGCCTGACCCGCCTGGATAGGCTCCGATCTGCCAACTGTTACTACCTGTTGACCTTCTTCAATGTCAGGCATGATTCCTTAAATCGATGTGATGCGGGGCTTAACCTGCAGTGTGCCTAATACAATCGTATCTTCTTTCAGCACTCGTAGAGTACCTCCAAAAGAATTAGCGCTAAATACAGGCACGCTATTGACGGGCAATATTTCAAAAGTCCGCTCGTCAATGATATCTAGCGTGTTTGCGGTGTAAGTGGCATTGTAGCCAGCCACGCTAGTTCCAGCAATGCGAATAATGTCAGAAGGGCCAAGATTGTGGCGGTCAACTGTAGTTACACGCACACGATATGTTTGCAACAAGGGATCAATTACTGTCCCTTGAACCATTTGAATAATGCCGCCACCTTCTTCGACATAGTAAAGTTCCTTCAAGTCCCATAGATAGAGGGCGCCAATATCTGCGGGGTCTGCAGCTTGCCTGCCCACGTCATAAGTGACAAGGCGCTCGTCGTAACCACTTGCAATGTTGCGACGGAGTGCTTCAGTTTGAGATGAAGAAAGCGCAAGCTTAAGATGGCCAGTAGTGACCAGCTTTGTAATGTTAAACGTGTCAATTACTTCGCCACCAAACGTCTCTTTGATCTGTGCGATCACCTCGGAATTAGTAAAATCCCGATAGGTGCCAAGAGGCTTTTGGAAAGCAAGGTACAGCTCATCAAAGCTGTCACCTTCCCTCACGGTTACGTTAATGCTTTCCATCAGCCACTAATAAGACGGTCGAGGTTTGCAATAGCTTCGTTACGCAACGACGTTGTGCTGCGCTTGGGACGCTTCAGTTCATCGATGCGAGATAGAAGCTGATGCTTCTCCATCGTCAGTCTATCAATTTGCGAATGGAGACTTGCATAATGCGTGGTAAGCGAAAATGCGTCTTCTACTTCCTTCTTTAACGCCTCGTTCTCACGAGCCATTAGTTCCAGGCGTTGGCGATAGTCGCTAATTGTTTCTTGAATGTCGGCGGGCGTGACGGCTTTCTCGATAACTTTCTCAATAACCACTTCCTGTTGAGAAAGACGAGCATCAATGGCATCACGCTTGGCGCTTGTCAATTCCGATACCATCGATGCGCTTTTGGCTTGCGCTGCTGCTGCCTTACTTTCGGCATCAGTCACTTCACGCAACAGCTTGGCATTCTCATCCTCAAGACGATGCAGGCTAACTGTCAGCTCATTGATCTCATTCTTCAGCATCTTGGCTTCAAGCAGCTCGCCTTTATTGCTCGCTGCTTGCGCACGACCAGGCTTCGACTTAATAAGGCCACGCACTTCTTCAATGCTCACCTCAGGAGCAGCAGGCACACGCCAGCGCTCTACATACTTCAAACGGCTAATGTCACCAGTGTCTTTCCAATCGACGAAATAAGGCATGCCAGGAGGGCAAGGCGGCAGCTCCACATCGACAATGCCATCTTCCACCTTGAAGGACAAGTCCTTAGCAGGGGCGCCAATAAAGGCGCCCCCTGCCTTCACGTAGAGTCGTCCATTAAGAGGCCCGCTGGCCCCTTCTAGATAGCCAACAATGCGTGTCATGCTTACACCTCGCGGTAGGTGATCAAAGCCTGATATTCAATGCCGCTACTCACTACTGTTTGAAGGCCTTCGCCAACAGCGGTCTGGAACAGGCCCATGGGACTGCCAAATGCCAATGGAGCGCCCGATGCATAAATGGGGAATGCAGGCGTCAATGTGGTGCCAGAAGCGCCGCTTTGGAATTGAATGGTGCCACCGCTAGTAGCCGTGCAAGTTACGTTTAACACACGCAGCGATACATCAGTTACGCCAGAAATGGCCACTTCACCACTGGTGCTTGCCACCCAGGCGCTTTTAATGCCAGACGGGAGAATATCGTGCTGAAGAATATACGGAACGCTGATGCTGCCGTCGCCCTGTGCTTGCACATACGCTGAGTTGCCCGCCGCATCAAGACCGAAGAGTGCCATGATCAGAACAGTAAAAAGAGGAGGCGTTGATTCGGCTCAGTTTCGCCGTTGGGTAACCTAACGGGGTCAACAGCGGAAAAATCAAAGCGCAATGGCGAGGCGATGTAGCGAGAGCTATAAGACCACCCACTGCGCTTACCATTTAAGCCAATTGTAGCAATGCGAATTCGATATGAAGATTTTATGTCATAATCAGCGGTGTCAACATAAACATAGTTCTTTTCTGTTTGCCCTAGGCTCACCCATAAGTTTTCTTCTTCCCTCAGCATCTCCACTTGAAACGAACGTATCAAAGGGTTATTGATTGGCTGCTGCCAGCACACGGCAGGATTAAGGGTGTTCAAAATTGAATAGCCCGTGTACTGAGGAAATCCCCATGTCACTTCTAATCGCGTGCTCATAATCCAGAGAATGAGATGGAAGAAGATGTCACTGGTGGCAATGTAATAAGGCTTGAAGTGGCCACTGATGTCAAAGAAGGTGACACCAGCGACAAATTGTCAACCATGTCATACTTCGGCTCATAATATTCTGTCGCCAAAACAGTCACAATTCCCTTTTCCTCAGTAAGACCAGCAATTCGATACTTCTTCCCTTCTGCGGATGCCTCTCTAATCAACCACGGCGAGCCCGCTTCGGGCGCCACTGAAAATGCTGGGGAAACGGAAATGTTGGCGGTGACGCCAGGACTGCTGGTCACCGACGCCGTAAACTCCTGTCCGCCATCGCGAATAATGATTTGATACGAAGTGCCATCTTGCAGCGTTACAGCGCGATCCAAGACCAGGCCAGTTGTTCCACCAGCGGCAAGAGTGCCAGCGGCAACACCTGCCGTTCGATAGGGATCTGTAATCTCAATAATTTCACCAGGCATCAAGAAAAAACCTTCGGCGCTCACCTTGAAGGTGACCGTCTCGGTTTCGTTCAAATT